GAGCCATAACTTCTATCTGAGCAGAACCTTGTTGTGCTTGCAGGCGAGCCGCAGTAGCTGAGGTATTTTGTAAGGCATCAGGGTCAAGACCCATAGACGCTCGGCTTACACCGGATTTAGCTTCTACCGCATCGTCCATGTATTGCATCGCAGTTAATACCTGACCTGCGACAAAAGGAGTTGCAATATCTACAAGCGCTTGTGGTGACTTCATTCTTACTAGACCACCTATCTCATTGTTCATTAAATCGTCAACATTTACTTGTCCTTGCACATAACCTTGTCTTGGTGAGTTTGTTAATGCTACGTTGTCCATCATTCCTCTAAGCATAGCAGTAGAAGAGTCTTGGTCATTCATAATTAAATCTGCAACACTTCTGCCAAAAAATGTGTGCGGCTCAGGGTCAATTTCAAATACTGCAAATGGCACTTCACCATATGGCTCACATTCTAATACTTCACTTTCACCACCAGCAAGTAAAACTCTGTACATTATTGCTACACCTGTACCTTCTTTATCAATTTTCATGTAAGCTTCAGTTACTTGCACTTGCTTCATTGACACATCTGTTATGTCTTCATCTTCTTGCTCATAACCTTGACGTTCAAATTGTTCGGTGTCTGTGTATGTACTATCTGAACTTAAACCGGATAATTCTGATATTCTTTCAAAATCGTATCCCATTGACACTAAATCACTAACGCGCATTTCAGTTTTGTGGGCAACTATGTACGCATCACTTACACTTTTAGCATTTCTGTCAACAAGAAATTCTTCCGGTGGTACACCTTCTATTTTTAACTCACCTTGTTTTTTTTGATAGCTAACTTTTAATGAATGTTTTTCTTGTTCAGTTTGTATTCCTGTTTCATCAGTCATCATGCCTAATTCAGCAGTATGTTCAATAACTTCTACATTATCTTCATTAACAATAGCTGATAGTTCTTCCTCAGTCAAATTAGTGTAAGAACGTATTTCCGCATCAGTTGTGTCTTCCCACCATATTTTTAAAACACCTGTTTTCTTAACTAATGCATCATGTATAGCATCATTTAAAAGATTGTAACCGTTTAGTTGCTGAAATTTCCAATGTGCGTATTTCGTAGCTTGTTCTGCATTTACTACGTCTTCTTGGCTAGTAGGAACAAATTCTACAGGGTTTTCTGATGATAAAAACACACGCATTAAACTTGGCTTAATTGCTCTGATAGTATCACGTACTTTAGTAGCAACAATTTTAGAGCGTCCTTCTTCTTGTCCTATATCTACCTCACCTTCAAAATAACGTTGTGATTTAATTCGGTCTTGAGATATTTCACTTTCAATAAAAGATGTTGCTTCACTCAAAGCGTCTTTAACTATGTCTTGAACCTCATCATCTGTCATTTTTTTCAGTTTCATTCTTAATCCTCTGATATAAATTCTTGTACTTCTCTACCAGTTCCTATTGTAGTAGCCATTGGAATTGCATTTAAACTAGTTGCAAGAAAATTACTTAAATATTCAATCTGTGCTAATGTTGTGTTTCCATCTTTAACTGCGTTATAAACTTCTCTTAATTGTGCAATAGCCTTTGTGCCTTTTTGCCCTGTCATAGCATTAGCTAAGTCTTTCATAATCATATTTTTGCGTTTTGCTGTAAACAATCTACTTTGATTTATTTTTTTAAGTATTTCTCTAGTAGCTACAAATGGTTGAGCCTCCCCTAGTGCGTCACGCACAGGTTGTGCGGCGGCTTCATTAATAGTTTGATTAGTTTGCAATCTAATGCCAGTCTTAGAGTTTTCAGCTACAACTGCCTTAAAGTGAATAGCTGTCTCTGCTCTATCTAACATTTTTACTAATTTTTTGTATTCTTTTGTTCCTAATACTGATTTAAGAATTGTTCTATTGTCATCACTTGACAACTCTCTAAATAAAACGTCTAATTGTTTAGAATCCATTTGTCTTGTTGGAGAACCTTTAATCCTAGAAATCATTTGGTCAAGATTAGAACGTAAACCATACCTTGCCATCTCTTTTTCAGCTTCACCAGCTTCTTTCATTAAACGCGCTACTTCTTGTGGCGTTACATCTGTTCTTAACATGCGGCTACCAACATCAAGCGCATTTTCTCGTGTTATTTTATCTTGACCTAATTTAACTGCTTCACGATAAGCTGGGTTCATGCCTTTTAGCAATTCTGATAATCTGTAACGTAGGTCTAGAGCATCATTTGCATTTTTACCTCTTACTGGAATTAACTGACCCGGTTTCATAACACCCGGTGATTCGTAAGCAATACTACTTAATTCTCTTTTAATAAAATCAAGTTGTTTCATTGTAGGTAGTTCAGCTAATTCAATGACTTCTTTACCTTCAATATTAAGACTCTTTTTAAGTGCAAGTTGTGTAGTGTCACCACCAGCTTTTTTGATACTGCCATTAATGTTTCTTAACACTTGTGTCATCATTGCTGGGTCTATTTCATCTAACAACTGTGTTATTTGTGTACCAGCGTCAGATAAATAATCTACATTAAAATTGTATGATTTGTCATAAGCGGCTTGTCTTTTTGGTCTAGATTTTTCTGCTGATGCTTTAGCTAATTCAACAACGTCTTGTTTAAGTTCAGGAGCGTCTTTCATTGGTGGCAATTTTGCTATGTTTGTATCCATAGACGTATTTAAATCTTTAAACGCGCTAGTTGTTCTTTCTTCAACATTTCTAGCAATAGTAGAAGCTGAACCGCCGCCAGCAGTTGCTACTGCATCTGTAATAACTTCTGTAGCTTTATCTGCATCAGCTATCATTCCATCTTTACCAGCTTTTGCTATTCTATCTGTCATATCTTCTAAACTAGAGCCAGTATCGTCAAGCACAGTACGCACTACATTACTAGCTTCCGGACTAATATCCATAATTTCGCCAATCTGTTCGACAGATTTATCTTTTAATCCATGTCTAATTCTTATCCATCCAGCTATAAATGGTATTGGTAATACAGCGCCTCCAGCTCCAGTAAATATTCCTAACGTACCCATATCTTTAGCGTTTTGATATGATGATTTATTATTATCAGACTCATCTAAACCACTACCGTATAGAATACCTTCAAGCAAACCTCCTGCACCTCCAGCGCCTATAGTTCCAACAATTTTTTGCCAAGTTGGTAATCCATTAATCCATGAATACAATTTTTGTGCTGGTCTTGTTGTGCCAAGTGCTACACCACTACCAATTGCACCAGTTAAATTAGCACCCATAGATACGCCCGGATAAGCTGTGTCAAATCGAGCATCTACTTCTTTGTAACGTGCTTTGGCTTCATCACCAGTTTGTAATAAATTATTATTTGGTGATGTATCACCACTTTCAAAAACACCTTGTGTATATGGAAAAGACCTGTTAGCTTGTTGATATAACCAATTTACACCATCTGTAACACCGCCAAGTGTTTCATCTAATCTACTACCTGTGCCTAAAACACCTTGTAACACATTGCCAGTCATACCTTGAATTTTTTCTGATGTAGTTAAACTATCTTTTGCTTGTTGACGTTTGTGTAATTCAACAGGGTTTAAATCACTTGCCCCTTCAAAATAGGCTAATGCCGCTTCTATAACGCCGGGGTCTTCACTAACAATTCTAGCTTCTTGATTCACATAACTTCTAATACCGTTTGGATTTTCAGTTACTACTTCACCCGGTTCACCAGTTGCGACAATATAATTAACAGGTCTTGTTGTATTAGTTATCTGTTCTGCGGCTGTTTCAACATCGCCAAGCTCTTCTGAGGCAAATTGTGCTTCATCAACTAAATTTTGAGGTGTAACCTCAACCTTACCCTCCGGATACAATTCTTGAAGTATCTCTGCCATGCGTTGTGCCGCCGCAAAGTCTTCAGCTTTATGCGCCCTGATTATGCCTTGTTGTAACTCTTCAAAAGTAGGTTGTGCGGTTGCAGTTGCCATTATTAAGTCCTTATTATGTAAAGGTCTAAAATATCTTTGTCTGAAGGTGTTATTATTTCGTCTAACTTCATAGGTTCGTATGCCGGCAATGGTTTAACCCAATCATATCTCGGCAATTTTCGTACCGCATTTGCATCAGCATAATAACCATTATCTAAACGCTTATGATATTCCTCAACAACTAAACGTGAGTATTTACGTCTGTAAAGTGTCATTTCTTTTAAAGCGTCAGGCGTTAGTTTTCTTGTACCAGTCATAACTTCAATAAGAAAGTCTCTTTCTGCTGGTGTATCTAATCCTCTAGCACCAATACCAAGAATGTTAATCATTCCAAATACATCACTACCTAATAATGCCTCTAAACGTTGGTCATAGGTTGCGCTCTTTGCCGCTTCTTT